TCTCTTTCAGCTTTCTTCTTTCTTCGTATTTTAAGTAGTTGATTAGCTAATTTTACATTTTTAATCATGCGAAGTTCAATAGCATCTTCAAGATCTATAAGCCCACCTGATAAAGCCATTTGAATATTGTTTTCAAGTAACTGTTTTTCTTCTTCATCTGGCGCGAGCTCTAAAAATATACCAAAGTCATATAAGTGTAACTCTGACATTTCTTCTAGCGTAGCAACATTATGAGCTCCTAAAGCTTGAACAAAAGCATCGGCTGTCGGTGAATATTCTAATATATCAGATATTCTAAGTGATAAGCACTCTGCTGTTTGTTGAGTTAAATATAAACCAGCTTGCAGTATATGCCTTGTCGCTGTATTGCTATTAGCTGCTGCTAGCTTTTGTACTCCAACTAAAGCGTTTTTATCTGGCATACTACCATCACGAGCTTCGTTAAGTCCGGTTACATCACGTATCATTTGTAGATAGTAGTTATAGTTAGCGATTAAAGCTTGCATTTTATTTCCACCACTACCAGATGTAATTTCTTGAATAGGCACTTTACCTGGATTCATATCACCGTCCTGTGTAAATGATCTACCAATAACACTACCTGTTTGGAAGAACATGTTTAATGCTTCTTGTGGATTATAGTTTGTTCCGTTACCAAGATCAACTTCAGCTAAACCATCAGCATCTAAGTAAACGCCATCTGGCACCATCTTAGACATAACTTGTTGTAACTTTAAATGTGTAAGCTGTATCATATCTGCAAAACCAGTGATACGATTTACTAATGAATCTATTTTACCCTTGTAAATTCTAGGCGCTACAATAGCATAGTTCATTTTAACCTTAGTATAATCACTTTTAGGTCGCATCATGTTTTTAGACATTTCCCACTTTAAAAGTCTATCAGTACCTAGTATTATAGCGCCTTCATATAAAGTCTCTATAGATCTTTGTAGTCTAGCGTAATTACCTTCAGCGTCCGCAGGAGGATTAAACGTGTCATCTTTTTCTATTACTTTTTCAGCTCCGCTACCAGTTTCTTTTAACTTGTAAGTTTGGTTCATGTATGTTTTATAGTTAAAATATAAAACTTGAACCATATTGTTGTCAGCGTCTTGATATGATGTAGTATTCCTGTAGCTATAGTAGTTCTTATAGTTTTTCTTTTGTATATCTTCTAAATCTTCTTCAGTTAAAAAAGGAAACTGCTTTGCTAATTCGTTAAATGGTATTTCTTTTACTTCACCTACATAGTATATATCTTCAAAATATGGAGAGTCTGTGTGAGAGTAAACCATGTTAGCAGGATCAACATAATCTACTGTAACACCTTCAGATGTATTAAAAGAAGTTTTAACAGCACCAATGCCTAAAACTGTTAGATCGTAATAAAATCTTTTTTTAATAAGCTCGTAGTTATTGCCTTCCATTAAAGTTGATAAAGCTTGTTCTTGTGATATTTCTACAGCTTGCTTGTAGTCTAACTGCATGTGTAGCTCTAACTCTTCTTTTGATTGAGGTAATTCGTCCGGATTGTTATTATACATATCTACATTAAACGCTTCTGCTACATAGTCATTAAACTGAGCCATACGCATATCGTCTAATATATCGTTCATATATTTAGTTCTCTTTTCTACACCAAATGGATCTTGAGAATAAGCTTTAATATCGTACAACCTTTCGGACATACCGTTAACAACAATATCTACAAATTTAGGAATTATAGGAACTGGAGTCCAGTCTAGATTTAAATAAGATAAATCACCGTTGATAGATAATTCATCTTTATATTTTTGTACTGATTGCTCGCCTCTAGCATATTGTCTTAACTTATGATAATCATTTTTAACGACATTATACTTAGCGTTTCTTATATTCTTTTCATTATTAAACCACTCTGCTTCTATAGCTTTTGCTACTTTCAAACCATAGTCGTAGCTTACCTTTTCAATATCACTAACCGCTTGGCTAGGAAAATAACTTTTTACAACAGACTCTGCCATATTTATTGTTTAATTATTTTAGATATAGCTCCTTGATTACTATATCTAGCTATATTTATATTCAGTTTGGTTCTTTGCTTTTCAGCTGTTGGTCTATATAAGTGTCTATTACAAGCCATTATAGCTAAACCACTACTTATAGAAGCATCAAACTTTGTTCTCTTATTAATGTCAAACTTAGACCAATCAATAAGAGTATCGTTAAAATAGATATTACCGTATTCACCCGTTTGTTTAACACCAACATAATCATTTATATACATTTCAATAGCAGCCGCGTGAGCTTGCTTTATATCCTCACTTGAATTTGGTATACCTCCTACCTCACGTTCTGCTACTGATAACTTATTCCAAAGTTTATCTGGTCTGTTCATGCTAAAAGCTCTGTAACCTCTGCGTTTAAAATAGTATAATAATCTTGGTTTATTGTTCTCTGCTAATATTGGCATACCGTAAAATACGCAAGCCATAAGCACGTCTTCAAAAAACATTTCTGCAGTTTGTGGTCTTGCAAGGTATTCTAGAAAAAAGTGGTTTGGTGGAGCATCTTCCATGCTAAACTTAGTCAATCCATGTAAAGCTCCTTTAGAACCTTTGCCATCAACAGTTCCTGATATATCGTAACTATCACAGCCAAAAGCTCCTACGTGTTCATTACCTGGATGCTTAACACCATTTTTTAAAACAACTTTATTTTGCATAGTTGTTGGTGGTACCCAGCTAATATTAAATCTACCGTTTGGATCTGCCATAAAAACTACTTGAGTGTCTTTTACGCCATTTACCCATTGAAAGTTTCCTGAAGTAACCGCAGAGCTACTTCTAATACCTTCGTTGTAATCTATTTGCTCGTATATCTTAACTAAGTTAAATATACTATTTTTTGTTTCATCTCTAAACGCATGTTCTTCAGTTCTTGGAAACTGTCTGTAAAATTCGTTTAACGCATCTTGATCACCTTTTAATCCATCAGCTTCGTTATTCCAATGATCAATAACACCTATATCTATTAGTTCTCCGTCAGGTCCAAAACTTTCTTGCTCTGGGGTATTGAATACGGGCTGTCCAAACTCATCAATAAATCCTTCATAGTTCCACTCCATTGGGATAAACAAAGAATATAAACCAGAACGTGTTTGACCATTTCTATTTCTTTTTGTGACATCACTGTCGTTGTACAACTTTT